GCAACATCCCCGAGGAAGTTCGAGACAGTAACACCTGGTAGGCCTGTAAGCGGGTGGACTGCTGAAATGAGGGGTTGCCCATCTGCTAAGTTGTATCCACCCTCTGCCCAGCTCAAGAAGGAGAGATTTAAGATGTTCCAAAACAAATACTCCTGCGTTTGATCGACAGAGTAGCGAAGCATCTTCGGAAACTCTTTGAAGATACTTTGAGGATCTTCGAGTTGAGCGTCATCCGAAATGATATACCGGAGACCGAAGTTCTGCCAAAAGAAGGTCGAGGTGAGGCCAGGGCCTGCGGAGTCAAGGGGAGCCTGAGTAGCTTCGCCCATCTGAGAGAGCAAACCAAATGGAACGATAGAATGCTGAGAGAAGAATCTCCGACGCATATCGTAGTCAGGCGTGTTGAAAACTTCAGGCCATCTGAGGGGGATCTCAAGACCGGACTTGGTGTAAATCTTCTCGAGGATCTTGGTAGCAGCCTCGAGGAAGGTATTAGTGAGGTGAATAGAAGGCATCTGATTAACCCCCCTGCTGTATGGCAAGAGCTGCTATGTTAAACACGACTTTTACCCTTGCACCTAGCAGACCTCGTGGGTTTGCTTGGTACTGACCATTGACGATAGCCTCGTTAACCGAGTTATCAACATCTTGGATAACTGCCACAAGGTTGGTAACTGTAGGATCAACAATATAGAACCCGGTGACAGGATCCTTGTTAATTCCGACTGGGGTACCATATGTAGCCTGATTGAGTCCGCCCTGCTGCCAACCAGTAGTCGCAGGTAGATTCATGGTAACCTCCGCCGGAGGTCCAAAAGTGAGTATCGGGAGCTGCCCGGGTTGAGCTGAGAATAACCCTGTGGCCACATTGCTTGCACCGAAGATATACTCTGCGCCCATTGTGCCAGGTCCGGTAGGAAATCCGTGCCACGTTTGAACAGATGCACATATCGCCATACCTACAATTCCAGTTGCAGTATCAACAGGTGCCGGTTGAACAGACCCAGGAGAAGCTAGGGCTGAACCACCAACAAGGGTTGCTCCAGAGACTGCTACTTCACCAGTTGCCGAGGTAGTAGTAAGAGCAAGAGTAATAGCATTGCCAGCAACACCTGGTGTATTAGCCCTGATGATAACAAGGTTACCCTCGATGTAGGAGTGAACAAGATTTGTAAGCGTATTTGCATTGATGCTTGTATTTAGTGCATGAAGGAGTTCATAAATGTTCCCAGTAGGTGTAACTGTCAAAGTTACAGGGGCTGCACCATCAATAGTATATGTAATGGTGTCCCCAGGGAGGAAAGTAGCTGCTAGGAGGAAAAACCCAGAAGCAGTGGTACCGACAGCGAACCAGACGATATCTCCCTCATTAACTGGGGCGAGATATGGGAGGTATATTGGGGAAGGAGAAGCGGCTGTAGTCGGAAGGTTCACTACAGGCCGTTGAACCGCCACAATTATCGGCATAAAAAATATCCTCAAACTAGCGTAAGTAGTTTAAGGATACTCTTCTCGGATACTAGTGTCAAGAATACGGAGAGTTACTACTCTCTTGTCAAGCTCTTATCAAGTTCCGTTCGTATGGCTCCGCTCTCTATGTTGTCAGATCCAGCAACTCGTGCCATGCCGTCCTCTAGTGCCTGATAACCGACGTTATTCTGAGAGTTGAGGAGGCCTTCAAACGCTCTGGAGTGGTACAGCTCCTTCACGGCCAGGGGGTTCACTTCGCAAAGTACCAGGTCTCCAACTTGAACTTGCTCTTTTCCGGCGACCTCCTTGAAATCAATCGGTAGTTCGGTATCTTCTCTAATCTCGTGCTTTTCGACACGTCTATATTTACGTGACCGAATCCTCGCCCGCATGAAAGGATCTTTAATGGAAGCCCATACATATTTACATCCCTTCAAAGGTTCTCTCATATAAAGTTCAGGCTTAGCAAACAAAGGCTCGTTGTTCCGATGGAGATAATCGTGATCAATGAGAGAAAGGGTCTCTGCGAGGCTACGCTGTCCACTAAGACCCATATTAGGAACAGCAGCCATGATATGAGGGTCTACTTCCACACGGCTTTGAACTGCTTCAGTGTCATAACGCTCTTTCTCAAATCCCTCATAGGCTTGGATAGACTGAAGCTCCTGCTGGAGCATCTCATCCTTGAAGCTTTTTTCGTCTTTACTCTCTTTAGGCATTATCCTTCACCTCCGAAGATGTCCTCTAGATCTGCTTTACCAAGTCCTGCTGCCTTAGCGAACTCTATGGCTTGCTGTTGATCTTTACTAAGCTTAGGCTTCGCGCCTTTTGTTCTTCCTCCAGAAGTTCCACTATCATACCCAGTAGAATACTTAGGCGGCTCAGTGCCTCTTGTGTTGCGAGTTTTCCTGGCAACTTTACCTGCTGCCATATCCGCCGCTCCATCTAGAGCCTCCATTAGCTGCTTATGACTCATGTTACCGAGGATATCATCGGTAGCTGTCGAGAAGATCGCGTCGAACTCCTTACGTTCAGAGGGAGTCATAGGTGTATCATCTACAAACTTCGAGATAGCATATCGTGCAGCCTGTGCTGCTACAGGGATAGTCTGGGCTTTAGCTGCTGTCTGACCTGCCTGGTAGGCTCTCTCTGCCGCATATGAGATAGCTTTAGAAATGGAGCCAGTTCTCTGCATCTCCGCTTCAACTTCTTGTTCAAAGGAAATCCCACCAGTCGGGGGGGCGGCTGGCGATGAGGTAACTGGACGATTCTTGAGTCCTTTGAGTTCGTTTTTTAGTTCCTCCATCTCCTCGCGTTGCTTGTCATAAGCTGCCTTATCGAACTTGAAGCCGTCGATATCATCGACTTCGTCCTTCGGTTCTACCTTTTCAGCAGGTTCAGGGTCGAACATATCGTCAAGGGTGATTTCATCGTCATCATCGGCCATTGTCTAGTCCTCCAACCACTCGGGTAACTGTACATCGTGTTTTCTGTAGAGACTTTTAAAAGTGTCCATTACTTTCTGCCGATACATGATATAACCTGTTCGCATATCAGTAGGTAGTCCCATATTGTTAAGTAGTACTTTCTTAGCATCTTCTAGGTTAGTCTTGAATAGGTGTCGTATCGTTGCTTCCCATAAACTAGATTCTAGTAGAGATACGATATCCTCATCTTGGTCTATATCATGACTTGTCTGCGTCGTCACTTTCATCTTCCTCATCTTCTTTGGGCTGTCCCTTTATTGCCTGCATAATACCTTGTAGTGAGTTTGGATCTCCCGGAGGAGGTGGAGGCTGCTTAACCTTACCTACCCTAGAGTGTTCTATGATATGTGCAGCCATTTGCTCTTTCTGCTGTTCAGCTTGAGCTTGTGCCTGCTGCTGTTGTACTTGTTTAGCCTCATCTAACGTACCTATAAACTGCGTGATCTCCGGGTAATCAAACTTCTCAATCACGTTCCTTGTTACGTTATAGAGATGACCCATATCTCCTTGTACCAAAGGACTCGGAGTCAGGAGCTGGTACAAGGCCATAGCGTCCTGACGCGAATTCTCTTTATCAAGAGGTCCTCCGCTACCAGCTACACCAAGATTATAGTTTAAAGCTAAAATCTCACGTGGAACTTGTACTTCAGTACTTCCTTGACTTGAGGATTGTAGCATACTCATCTGATCCTTACCATACTTCACGTATAATAAATGAGTGTACTTGAACACCTTCTGCATCCATTTACGTATTTTTACAATCATCCGGTTGGTTTGCATGCCCTGTAGAGCTGCCGACTGCTGCATAGCCTTGCCACTCTGTTTACCACCCGCTGAAGCGTTGGCAGGTGGCATAGCAGGAGCTGCAGGTGCTCCTATGCTACGATCTGCCAAGGCCATGAGGGACTGCTCCTCTTGGAACAGGGCCTGCGGCGGATCTCCAAGCTGAATGAACCCTACGTCAGTCGGAGTCTCTACCCGCATACGAGCACCGGGGCCAAAACGATGTGATTCGTTCTCTCCTAAGTCCTTGTAACCCGGAGTCGTGTAGAACGTAGGGTTAGAGGCGATGTCTAGCCAGTCTAATCTTGCGTTTCGTTGTGCGGAGGCTTCTTCCTGAACACTTCCCACAACGTCAGGGACACTAAAGCCATAAAAACGATTAGGACGAGGCATAACTGTAATGGGGAAATAGGGTCTACCCCCCTCATACTCAAAAGGAGCGAAACCAGCCATGAGACGAGACATATCATGAACCCAAATGTAATTTTCTTCACAGACTCCATCCCCGTCTAAATCAAATTGTGAGGTTAGGATCTGCCAAATCTCGACAGGTCCTCGTGCTACGTGCATACCGTCCGGCATAGGGATAGCGTAGTCCCCGATGGTGAGCTTCCCGCCTATGGTATAGGTGGCGTTTCCTTGTCTATCCCATGGCCTCTCATCTTGTCCTGCTGATGTGCAAGCCATGATCCTTTCAACCATGTCCGCATTGAATACCCCGGACTCAACCATAGAATACATGTCACGTTCTGACATATACCTTTTTCTAGCAACACCATCCGCCACTTCGATTGAGGGTGCGTAGTTCGGAAACAGGATAAAGTCACGTAGTTCAACTGGGTTATAGCGGACTGCATCCCATTCAACTTTCTTTACACGCTGTCTTTGCTTCTTGATAATGGCTTGTCCAAACTCATCTACAGATGGATTACCATCTTTACCGATAACTGGTCCATCAACAAGCTGCATAGTCTCTGAAATCTTTTTTTCCCAAAGAACTTCAAGGATAGCCGTTCCGTCCCTGCAAGCGAGTTGAATACACGTATCATATGCATCGTACCAATCATTTTCGTCATACTCCGAATTATAGAATTGTTCAACTATATGAGCATATTGTGTAGATATAGAATCCTTGCCTGCCACCGTATATGGTCTTGGTACAAGGGCAGAACCAGAAAGACGCGAAGTCATCTCCCCCACGGCGGTGAATACTACAGGTACAATGATATTTGCACAGTTCTCCCATGGTGGGTTGGCCCTTTCCCCCTGCATCTCGTAGAGAGCGTTCCCATAGTCCAGAGAGGCGTCCAAACCCCCTCTGTTGCCGAGGTTCAGGTCGATGAGCTGCATCGCTGAGATACCGACTGCCGTCCATGCAGCGTCATCCAAATGAGGAACCGGACGCATGTTGAGGGCGTCCGGTTGATGCTGAACACTATGCTTATTTGGCATGGTTACATCATATCACGATCCGTTAGCCCCTTTAGTATTTGGGTTTTGCAGAATAAAACTTACTGAACAATCTGAGTAATACTGAGTTGCTGCAGGATTCGTATCAAGCCCAAAAGTTATAGTTGATCCATATGTAGGAGTGTACGGTGTTGCTAGCATTACAGATGCGTTACTTACATAAGGACCTCCATGTGGGCTATTAGGTAGAGTAAGAGTCCCTATTGTTACAATAGAACCCGTTGGCTTAAATTCTTGAAAAAAAATTGAACCCCCTGCTATACCTGTTGTTTCTGTGGTATAAGGATAACTTCCAGGACTTAAAGCTGCTGTTGTAGGATTGTAGGCAACACACGATATGGAGAATCCATATATTTGTGTAAAAGCGTTACCTGTAGAAGTAACCCCTGGATTAACTAGAACTCCTTGTAAAGAACTGTTCGTTTGTATATATTGATTTACTGTTTGCCAGGGTATAGGAGGGCCAGGTTGATATACAAAACTAAAATTAGGTATAATAGGATTAAGATTACTTGCAGTAAAAGCTCCGGTATAGGCACCATTACCAACAGTTGTACTGTTGTTTTGAACAGAATCTGCCATAGATGGTGTCAGAGGTATAAGTGCCATAGTTAGGACTGCTAATGAAAGTAATCTCTTCATGATATTTCTCCTTTAGAAATTGTAGTGCTCTTCAACAGAAATGCTACCGGAGCCTCCTGCTCCTCCTGTTTGTCCTCCTGATCCCGCAGTACCCGCAGTGCCCGCTGCACCTACTGCATAGGCATAGGTGGCTAGGGGAGCGTCTATAATTACCTGAGCACATCCTCCTGCTGCTCCACCGTTGCTGCTCGAAGCACCTCCGGTTGTTCCGCCACCACCACTGCCTGAGTTAGTAGCCGCAGATCCTCCCGCAACGGATGACCCGTTACCCGACGTAGTACCAGCTCCCCCTACACAGGAATTTCCGCCCATACCCCCGGCTCCTGTAGGTGACATGCCTCCCTGGCCTCCACTCACTGCTACCTCTACAAGAGGTCCAGCAGCTACCGTTGCAGTACCTCCAGCAGGTTGCGCTCCACTGTTGCTGCCTCCTGCCCCGCCTGTGTCCGTTATAAGAGACGTTCCAAAGGTAGTAGTTCCTCCAGTACCGCCTGTGCCAGGAGTGGTGCCTGATCCGCCGCCGCCGCCGCCGCCTCCAATAGTGAAGAGTTTAATCCACTTCACACCTGCTGGAGTCGTGTACGTACCCGTTCCTGAAGTAAACCGTTGTACCGTAGGAGCAGTAGCTGTAACAGGGTTCGTAGGGCCAAATCCACTGCCTCCAGGGATAACAAACGGATCATTAAAAGTCGTGCCAGCGGTACCGATATTTATACTAGTAACAAGCAGTGTAAATGAATCGGATCCTCCATTATTAGTGGAGGAGTATCCTGAAATAGACTGATTTCCTCCGTCTCCTGCCATTATAGTAAACGGCATTCCTATGTAAGTCTGAACGGAACTTGGAGTTGTTATACTTACGGTACTTCCTACAGCAGGTATTGTAAAAGTATTTGCAGTAGTTGTGCATGGGAATGAACTATTTGTTAAAACACCAGATCCATTAACATTCTCACAACCATTTTGAATGATTGTACCAGTAAATGTCAAAGTGTTGTTTGGTAGAGTTAATGTTGAGAAGGTTCCAGTTGTACCAGACACTCCCCCAGAACTTGTTAAGCTAGCCGCAGAAAGTGCGCCTGTAAATGTGGGAGATTCGTTCGCTGTAAGGACAGGGGTCGTCGTTGGGTTAGCAACTGAAATGAGGTTATTTGAAGACGTAACAGAAGTTACTGAGCCTCCCCCTGCTGCACACGCAGTACTTGTAGATACAATGACTCCTGCCGAAGAAGAGAGACAATCTCCTGAGGTGAGGTTACCTGCCTTGAGGCTAGTAACAGCAGCAACGGTCCCTGGGGCGATGAATGTAGAAGGGATGCTAAGAACCGGATTAACACCACCTGAAGAGGTGATTTGATTTGTCGTACCTGAGACCGATTGAACACCTGTAGAGGTTGTCAGACAGGTTGCACAAGAGATATTAGGTGCTGAACCTCCAGAGCTTACAATAGGGCCTGAGGCAGTCACTGCTGTCACCGTACCACTGCTCGTACCACAAGCCCCTACAATCGTCTCTAACAAGCCTCCAGTTGTTGCCTGGACGCAGTTACCGGAGGCTAGGGCTGTATCGGCGACGTTAGCCCCGGTGATCGTACCGCTGAAGGTAGGAGAGTTCGATATTGAGATGTTGGGAGTTGTACCTCCCGATGAGGCCAAGTTTCCCGTTGCGGTGACGGCTGTAACCGTACCGGAGCCAGTGCCGCAAGGAGAGCCTGTGACAGTCAACAAACCGCCCGCTCCGGTCTGTACACACTCGCCTGCTGCAAGGCTTGATATCAGAAGGTTGTTCTCAAAAACATAATTCGTACCAAACAGGTCAAGAGTAGCTGCTGAAGATGCAATAGGAGAAAGAGCCAGTATAAAGGCTAGTAGAGATGCTACAAGTTTCTTCATATTAACTCCCAGGTCCTACGCATTCCACCTCTGCGGATAGAGTGTATGTTGGATTAGAATTGTATACCTGATAAGTCGTGGTACTTATATTAGTAAATATAAAAGAGGGAGTTGTAAATATACCAGAAATTGTAGATACCTGACAAAGTGGATTAGCTGTAAAAGCCGGAGTAAAGGTTTGAG